CCGCATTACTGACGTGCCCCGTAAAGGGAAATAGTGAGTTGCTCACTAAGGATTTCCTGCACTCAAAACAATTACATCACATCTGGTAGCTGTACCAGTCCATGTGAGTCCGCCAAACTGTAAAATGGCACCTTGTATGAGTGTTTACACAGATATAACAGACATAATTCCATTGGCTGCATTGCCAATGGTCTGAGATGAAGCTGTGTTGTTATTGTAGATGTTGTTGAAATTTATACCAGCTCCACTATATGTGGAGGCTGTGTTAGTGATTGGGCCTTGAACGGAAACAATTACCTGATATTACCCTGGTGGCAAGGTTCCAAAGTTTATAGAACTATTGGAAGGTGTAGTGCCGGGGTAAGCAGAATTAGTGTTTGCTGATCCAAAGTTAGCTAAACCAGATGTCGGTAAAGCCATGCTGAATCTGGCATAGAGATCGCCAGAATCAACGTCCAATTTTTCATGAATGAATTCAACCTAGTACGCCACCCATAATTCTCCAACATTAACACTGGTTCCTTGGAACCCATTGGTAGAAACTTACAATACACCCACATCGCAGAATTGAACTGCTGTATTAGGTGGTAAAGTGTTGTTTCTAATGTAAAGTTGTTGGAGAACTGATTGTGATGGTGCGCATTCAACGCCCAGTAAAACTGATTGTGATGGTTTGATTGAGATCGCGCCATCATATGCTTCCTATGCCTGTTTATTTGTGAAGGCTAAATTGGCCGCGTCATACTAAACAGACATAATCACTTAACCAAGAGCTGTGTTGACGCTATTTAAAGCATCAGCACTCATTGACTTATACTCAAAGACCATGCCCATGAGTTTATAAGCTTCAAAGTTTTAAGCTATCGTGGACAACCAAGGGAACAGGTTTTGTTGTCCAGGATTAATTTGGTAAGTGACATAGGAAAATGCTCCAGCAACTGAGGATGTGACTACATCAGCGACGTATTCACGATGTGTGATAATGGTGCGTTTTCGTTGAAAGTTATAATTGCCATCAGAGAATAGTGAGTTTTTCTAGGTTTCATTATGTATCTGATAATCTCCCATGCCAAAGATGGTTTTTGCAACAGGTAAAGCATATTTCATGCCAAAATTGAGGGCTCTATCGACGAACCCGCGTTATCTTGGCATGCGCTTCTGTTGTTACGACTGCTATTTCGGTAGCCTCTTCTTCTGAGGTTGCTTTTTCCGACGTTACGACTTTATCATTATTAAATTTTGAGAGCTGCAGCCCTCTCAAAATTCAACAACTCACTAAAGGTCAACGGATGCAATTTAGTCAAACCATGACACGAACACTTCTCCTGGCTGGAAAAGATTGACATCAGTGTGAAGGTCATCGACATGTAAGCCATAGCGCTCGTAAATGAATATACTCCATAATTGTTCATTTGGCTCATAGAGGAACCTTGGTGTTTTGAACTTCTCATTGGATTGCTCAACATGTGTGGCAATGAGATTTCTATTAACCTCCAAGTGTCTATGGTAGCAACTAATGCCAGGATAAAATTATAGAGTGTTTCTAATAGCATAAAGATTATCATAAACATACTACGTAACATCTGTGTGTATTGAAGATTCTTTTACGCAATTGAACTTTTCCATTAATCGGCCCAACTTCGTGACTAAAGTGAGACTCTCCTCACCATTAACCACAATGGGTGCAAAGATCATGTTACAAAATTCAGTTTTTACTATATGGGTTAATACCTTAATCTTGGCCTTTAAACCCAATGCTGCGTAACCATCTTCGACAAGTTTAATCAAGAACTTGACATTCCCTTCACGACCATACCCATAATCGGGTATCTCTCCTTCAAATATAGAGAGGTTGTCGTCACCTAAGATGAGGGAACTAACTAGGAATCCATAGAGACCTAACTATGAAAAAACGTCAAAAGTTGCGGCAATGTTGACGCTGCTGTTGCCTTAACTCGTATTAGAGTCACCAGACTTACGAGTGTATGGAGTGCTGTATCGTACAACAGCACCGGATTTGCGATTGTGGAAAAACCCTGTTGTTCTAGCTTAACGTTCCAACACGTTAAGAGCTGCTAGATACAATGCATCAGTTTTATCCGCGCACGTTGCGTTAAGTATATCCAACTCCATTTGATGACACCATTTTCGTTGTGATGCATCATATAATGTGAAATCTCCTTCAATGGTAAAGTACGTCTGTTAGCATTGTTATAATGCTTTTGATACCACATCACCAACCTCATTTGCATCTAGTCCACTCGTATAGTGGAACTTATTAAGCACTGAAGGTGTTTGCGGTAATTTTGTTATCACTTTTGAAAGTGGTAATATGAAAGGCATTGTCACTAGTGTTGCAGTATCATCCACCCCTTATATAACCCTAAAAGCCACATCAATAGGCGTGTTGGGTTTAATCTTATAAAGTGGTTCAGACTTAATGAATGACTTTCTGGTGGTATTGATGTTAATTGGATTGGCTATGAGATTCTTTTCAACAACAGTTTGAAGAGCTAATTCATAGCGTTTTTTCTTAGCTCCAGTGTAGCATTGAGGTATGCTTTCTATTGGTAGTGGTTTGAACTAACAATGCTCTTCCAGCTCCTTAACAACAGTGCTGAAATTGGCCATTGTTTCCACACTAAGATCCAATTCTGGTAAAGGTTCCGCATTTTGTCGACACTCTAAACTATTGATGACAGTTAATATATCATCTTTGGGTGGTACGACACGACCAAAACCATTTACATTAGGTCCTACTTTGATGAATTGTGACTGGGCCACAACTTCACCAATGCTGTGTGAGACAATTTGAACACTACTGCCTACTACTTATAAGGGAACAACCTTGTTGCCTTATGTAGCTTCTACTGGTTCACGGTTTTCATTGACCACATAATTGTCTTTTGTGCTCAATAATGCACTGATAGCGTTGTCATCAAAACTTGACAACCAGGCCTCAGACACTTTCATCAGAGCTTTTTGTTTAGCAGCATAATTCAGTACTAATGCAAAGATAACATCAGTTGCCTCATTGGAGGGCAACTTATGAAGACGTACAATTTCTCGCCTATATGAACATTTGTCATCCTTAATTTTATGTTATATGTCTTTTTCAACACGTGCAACCTGATCAATGATGTGTTCAGGTTTTGAAAATTTGGCGCCAGCAATGACGCTAGAGACATATTTAAGAGTATCATCAGTGGTAGTCACTGTTTTCTGGTGATAAGTAATGACACGTCTTTGGATGAACCTTCTTGTCCATAAACTTTGAACACTTGCCATCGCATTGGTGATGATCGGTTTGCGAACCTGAATTTCCATCCCTGCTAAAGATATCAATTCAGATTGATGTTCAATTGTTTCCACTGTGCACCTATCGGTGCCAGGGATATAGACGAAAATTTTTGATGAATATTTAGTGACAAATGGTAAAGAACATAAATCATGTACATAAATGTAAATGTGTTCTCTATCTGCTATATCCATAATGAGATCCCACTGCTCATATGTGACTGTTTCTAACAAAATATGTCTTTTCACATTGAGAGCTTTGTGGCAATAACAGCTATACATTTCTGTATATTTCATAGTGTTGCCTTGATCGCAATTGAAACATTGCAATTCTCCCATTTTGAGAGCGCTCTAATAATTATCCATACAAGGATATGGATAACAAGCATAATCAAGGTAACTACCAACCAGGCGGTAGGCAAAGGTTTTCCGCGTGAGAACGGCCATCAAATCAATGAGATCTTGGGGAATCACTAATTCAATGGGTGGATTCTATCTAGCAAGTTTGAAACTTGTGGCCTTAACTTAACAATGTTCGCAAGGCTTAGAATTGGGAATCCTTAACAAGAATCTGTTTTGCCAGTCGCACGACCCATGTTACTACACATGGGGGCAAGCACGAATGGTGTCTTTCTTTTGGAAAGAGCAGACTTTGTCAACATCACTATCGTCAGTAACTACTGACTTTGGTTTGTTTCGATATGAGTTCTTTTG